ACTGGTGCTGTAAAAACATGGATATCTGGTAGTGGCGGGGTTGATGTCGAAAATAATGGATTCTTAATTAAGTTTTCCGATACCGATGAAGCCGATGCTACTAAAACCGGGATCATTAGATTTTTTAGTCGAGAAACACATACTATATATGTTCCTAGATTAACTATGTACTGGGATAACAGCACTTTTACAACAGGATCAATGTCGTCTGTGGATCTTGAGTCATATTTAACTTATAGCAAGACAAAACCAACGTATAAAGATACTGAGATAACTAAGGTTAGGATATATGCTCGAGATAAATATCCACAAAAGTCACCGACAAATTTATTTCCTACCCAAACAGTTAAACATTTACCGTCGACTACATATTACGCAATACGAGATGCCGCTACAGATGAGTACATTATTCCGTTTGATAATATTTATAATAAAGTAAGTTGTGATACTACTAGTAATTTTATCTATGTAGATATGAATAGTTTTATGCCGGAACGATATTACCGCATTGAATTAAAAGTAATAGATGGATTTACCGAAGAGTATATTGACGACCAAATTTATTTTAAAGTAGTTAGATAATGGCAATCGATAAAGAAAAATTATTAGATCCAATTGATTTAGAGTTACAATCAAAGTATCAAGAACTAGGTATTACTTATTTGTCAAATAATAATTCCGTAGTGAATAGAGACAGTGCAGGCAATGTAGTGTTAATAGAAAATGAATCAAATCCATTATTAATAATACAACCCGTTGTAAAACAATTAATTAATCGATCGGTAATAAAAGTTATTGACACACAGTTTAATTATTTTAAATTTCCTGTTCGAGTTATACAATCTCCGATCGATTTAGATTTAGATTTAGATTTAGATTTTGAAACGGATAATATATCTGCAAATTTAACTATACCAATTCCATTAGATAGTAAAAACCAACCTATTAATTTTCAAAAAATTGATGTTGCATTGCCAGGCAATACATGGTATTATGATGGAGTAGAAAGTACTAATGGTGTATTTAAACAACTACAATTTACCGGTGGGAATCAAACTAACCCAAATAGCTATACCGTAACTGAGGAAATATTAAATACATTACGAGAACAAAATAAAACATTGCGTTTTAAAATACAAACACAGTATCGTACGGGAAATACTAATAGAACAGAATTTCGTATGAGATTAAATCGAAGTAATAGAAAAATATTTCATGAATTTAAAACAGTAGAATTATTAACAGAACAAAATGTTTCTGTAGCAGGAGTTGAAGGAGAAAATAATCCACACGGATTTGGAAATAATACATATCCGGTATTGTCTATGACATACATAATAGACATGGATGATACTAAGCCCGGGGATACATATAACTTTTCAGCACTATCATCTAATGAAGGATTTATATTAGCTCAAAATTCATATTGGGATATTGATATAGTAGATATTCCTACAAATCCTGGTATATATGGAGCAAGTAGTAAAAATATAACAAATTCAGCTGGTGTATATCAATTTAGTGATAATACTTTATTAAGAGATGGTGCATTAATTACAAAAGCAAAAAGATCAGCAACAACTAACCAAGAAGTTCAAATATTTACATAATGTTAAAACAATATAAAAATATCGACCGAATTAATACCGCTGCAAAATCAGTGGCAGCAACTAGATTTGTAAAATCTAAATCTGATTTATTTTCATATATTGCAAATCAAACAGTAATTCCCAATACTGATATTTTAACTGGCACTGTAGATAATAGAATTGAATTTCATGTTTATTCAAATGATACATGGATATCTGGAAATCATAAAATTTCATTTCAAAATCAAATCCCAGAATTTAAAGATTCTATAACCAATCAGAGTATCAATGTTAATACGGCAATTGGATTTGATATTTATAATGAATTCGAAAAATTAAATATTACATCTGGTAATTTTCGTATTGTTTTAAATTTCTTTAAGAATTTAATTGGTAGTTTTGAACAACAACATTTACGTATAGATGAAATTTCGCCAGATAGGAAAGAAATACGATTAAGAGCGATTGACGATACAAATCCTGAATTTTTAACTCAAATTACAAATTATATTCAATCTGTTAATCAAACATCAGATACAGGTATATATAAATCATATCTATTAAATTTTAGTAGAAATCAATGTGTTCATTTTGTTAATAGTGTTGTTATTGGCGAATATGTTTATGTTAAACTGCAAGATGCATTACCAGAACAATTTGATACTGATTTTAAATGTTGGATTGTAGAAGAGCAGAAAGATGCATATATCGATCGAATTAATATATTAGCATCGCAAGTTAAAAAAACATTTACTGCATTATCAAACCCAAATTGGCAAGCAAATTATTCATATGATACTTCTGCAGAAACTGGACTTAAAAATTGGACGGACCTATTAGGATCATCAATACAAACATCACAACAAGTAGTCGATCATTATTTTTCAGGTAGTTTATCTGGAATGTCATTAAATATTGATTATTCTGATTTTAATAATTTTGTATTTTATAGTTCGGCAGTTGAACGATTAGAAAATTTTAAATATAAACTAGAATTAATTGAATATTATACATCACAAAGCATTGTAATATCTGGTATATCAGGTAGTGTTGCTACTACAAATCAGTCTGATTTTAATACACTCAAAACTAATCTAATTGGTGGATTTGATAAATTTGAACATTATCTTTACTATGAATCATCGTCTAAATTAACTACACATGAAATTCCAGTAATTGATGCAACCGTACCACAAGTAACCGGCAGTTATATACAACCAGTTCCAAAATTAAATAATACAATTCCATATGCGTTAACGTCTATTACTAGTAGTCAATTTACATCTTGGTATAATATAATTTATGAAAGTGCATCATTATATGATAATTTAAATAATAATGCATTGATATATGCTGTCCCGGAACATATAAAATTAAACCCAGGATATTCACAAGTTAGTACATTTGTTTATATGTTAGCACAACATTATGATGTGTTATATACATATATTAATAATATGACTCGAATTAATAATCGGGAAGAAAATCCTAAATTAGGAATGCCTAATGAATTATTATATTCTGTAGCAAAGCAATTTGGTTGGAATTTAACAGATGGCAATCAATATCAAGAATTATGGGAATATGCTTTAGGTGTAAGTGAAACCGGTACTCCGTTAACTGGATCAAACTCGGTTGGAGATCCATCCGTCCCAGGTCAGAATATGACATATACTGTATGGCGTCGTATTGTAAATAATTTACCATTATTATTAAAGTCTAAGGGAACTAAGCGAAGTATAAGAGCATTATTATCTTGTTATGGCATACCTGAGTCATTTATTACAATTAATGAATATGGTGGACCTAGATTAGACAGAGCTCCTATATATGAAAAATTAAATTTCGATTATGCATTAGATTTAATTACAAATACGGCAGGAACTGTCACTGTAAATTACTCGCAATCAATTGATACTGTACAATTACGTTTCCGTACAGATGATGTAATAAAGACTCCAACATTACCAAGCACAATGAATTTATTTACAATTGGTAGTAATACAGTAACATTAGATTATACAAGTGGCACATTAGGTACGGTTCAAATTAATGGTACTAGTAGTGCAAATATTGAATTATTTGATGGTGGATATTTAACTACCATGTTACGCACAAATGGAAATAAATTAGAAGCTGTTACTAAAAAATCTAAATATGGAAAAATTGTAGCAGCAGTTTCATCATCAGCAACTGCTTCTTTTGATTTTGAAAGCACATTAACATTAGGTGGCACTACTGGCGGAAGTAGATTACAAGGACAATTACAAGAATTAAGATTTTGGAGTTCTAGTCTTGGAGATTCGGCATTTAACAACCATGTAACTGCACCAGCTGCATATGATGGTAATATAAATGCATATGATGAATTGGTATTTCGATTACCATTAACACAAAAAATTGATCATGCAACTACAAGTAGTTTAATTGGGGTAGAGCCAAATGCATCTGGTATATCTGCATCATTTGCTAGTTGGACTAATAATACTCCATATGATTCAATTGAAGAAACATATTATTATGACGGTATATC